ACAAAAGTTTATTAAGACCAGATGATATTACTTTCTTTGTAATTTTAGTTCCATTAACTGTTTCTAATTCTAATCCTACTGCTTCTGAAGCTCCACCTTTTACAATTAATTCTCTAATTTGTGATTCTGATAAATCATCTTCAAAACCTTCTTTAACTTTATCTAATAAAGTTTTTCTTTCTTCAACATCTAAAAATGTAGAATTTTTTACATTTTTAAGTATAGCATTTGCTGCACCATATTGTTTATTTTCTATTAAATTATTTACATCACTTATTAAATAAGATTGTTTTACTTTGTTTATATTTTCTTGTTTTTCAGCATCTGATAGAGCTACATCATTAGCATAAGCTATTTCATTATTAACTGCTTTATCTAAAATTATAGTTTTTTGTTTTGCGTTTGCAAAAATATATTCACTAGATAAAATATTTTGTGTAGTATCATGATTAAATTTTATTTGTTTTTCTAAAGCATTTCTTGAATTTGTTTTAACTTTAGATACAAACTCTGGATATTCTAAATCTAATTTATTTTGTAATAAACTTTTTACACCTTTATTACTAATTGAATTTAATTTAGTATCAGATATTGCTTTGAATCTTTGATTAAAATTATTTACAGAATTATCTTCATCAAAATCATTTTTAAGTTCATCTTGTATTAAATTTA